ATCATCTTGTATCAAGGATTGTTCGCCCCTAATGCCATTAAGATCCCTGAGAGACTCGGGAAACTTTTCGACAACAAGGCATTTCGCCTCGCTTCCCTGATGGCGATAGCCTTCAGTGCGACTGGTGATATCGAGTATGCCCTCCTATCGACGGTTATATTCCTGGTCATCATGTATCTACTCAAGACCCCCGAGGAACGTCAGAGAACCGGATTCATTTAATTTGTGAGTTATATATAGAATGAAGATTCATATTGTCGGTGCTGGACCCACTGGCCTCTCACTGGCTTGGGAGATCATGAGATCGGGTGATCATGACGTCACCGTATATGAACGAAAAACGTCAGGTGGGGGTTCTTGGTGGGAGCCTGATTTAGAAACCAGAGATCTCCACGCTCACAGAGCCCTTTTCGACAGGGGTTTCATAAACACACAATCATTCCTGAAAGAGATGGATCTCGAATGGAATGATTTGTTCGAAAGGGTTGAACCGGATTTTTATCAGTTCCTTGTGAAGAATTTTGAACCGAAAGATTACATCACCCTAATTGATTTGTTTTTCAGGGCGACAGTTCAACCAGTGAAATACAAGACAATATCACTGAAAGAAGCGCTCGACACGAAACTTTCCGAAGCTGGTAAAAAAATCATGGAACACTTACCAATCAACATCGATGGTGTCACGTGGGGTCATATGTCAGTTTTTGAATTCGTCAAGACCGTTGATCATGTCGTCTTTTCAAATATGTACACTCAAAAAGTTTCGGGTAAGATGATGAATGACGCCATTGAAGAAAAACTTTTACAGATTGGTGTCAACTTTGTTTTTGGGGTGGAACTCACAAATGTGAGATATATGGACGACGGATACGAAGCCACATTCAGTGACAACACCACCATAGGTGATGGAATGTTGTTTTTATGTATAGACAACAGCCCAGCCCTCAAACTCATCGGTGACAATTGGGGTTCAGACGCCGAGAAGAAAATACGAAGTGCGACGTATGGATCTATATGTGTTCTTCTCGATTATGACGAATACGTGCACGCGGGTGACGAGTTTGAAACACTCGTCAATACAAAGTGGAATATCCTCGTCTCAAACTTGCCAGGTTCAAACACGGTGTCGTGTGTTTTGTGTGATCTGTCCAAAGAAATCTTAGCAAGTGAACCTGATGTCATCAAGAGAGAAGTGATACATCAGTTGGGTTTGCCTCCACCAAAGGATATCAGGATCGGGTGGGGTAGTGAGTGGAACGGTGAGAAGTGGGAATTTTCACAATCTTCGGGCGTTTTGGGTTTACATGGACAGGTCCCTTTTATGGGGAAATGTCCAAAGGTTATCCTCTGCGGCATGATGTCACCCAGGAATACACCCTTTTCTAGTATCGAAGCTGCCATCGAAGTGTCCAGAACTGTCAGTCATGAATATTTCGGAACTCGTCAGCCATTGAAACCATTACTTCTTTCCCAGGTGTTGACTATTTCGTTTGTTTTACTTATAGTTTTAATTCTAATCTATCGTAACAAGAATCTATGAAGTTCTTGGCTCGAGTATATGAACCCATGTATGATTTCAATAATAAGAAATATTTGAGGGTAACAGTCCCTATGAATGTTTGTCAGATTATTGAAAGAATGCACACATCAAAGAAACATCTCATCACGAACAAAAATGTAGATGACCCCCTCGATGGCACTCTTCTCAAAGTTAAGATTCCGTTCCGTTATAGGAGAGTGATGTGCAACGTCGAGGGACGTCCCATTCAATCTCTAATAAAGGGAGACGCTATAGAAGTGGATGTAGAATTTAAGGGAGTTTGGAATGTTGAAAATTACTCGGGCTTCTCCTGGGTGCTCTCTTCCTCGATCTTCTCGAGCTCCTCGTCCTTGACCTGAGAAGGATCCTTGGGAAGGTCAATAGTCTCAAGACCACCCTTCTTCAAGTCCCTAAAGGTCTGGAGCATACCCTGCAGCCTGAATACCTCCTGTGTCATCTGCTCGATGGTTAGGGAAATCTTCTTAATGTTTTCGTCAATGTTTACGACCGGCATATAGTCAATTAAAGTTTCAAGTCTTTAAATAAGTAAATATGGGATCCCTGACCAGAAGTGGATACATTATTAAGTCAGGTGAAGTTGACTTGGGTAATTTTAAAAAGGAACTCACTGTAAGACCTATCGTAAATGGGGACTTTGGATTTCCTCCACCGCCTTTCAAAGTTTTCAGAACAACTAAGAATGGAATCTGCGTTCCAAGATTCTACGGAACTGATAAATTGGGGGCACCAAAGCACGACACACGACCGGAGCCAGCGAGAATCACCACCCGCTTCTCCGGACAACTCCGAGACGCTACTCACCAGAATGAAGCACTTGATGCCGCAATTAAGGCAGGGCACGGTGTCCTATCTCTACCATGTGGTTATGGCAAAACGACGGTATCCCTGGCCATAGCTTGTAAACTTGGGTATCGCACCATGATCATCGTACACAAACAGTTTCTCGCTGATCAGTGGAAAGAGAGAATTCAACAGTTTTGTCCAGGAGCTACGATAGGGATTGTGCAACAGGATAAGAGGGAAGTTCAGTGTGATTTTGTGATTGCCATGCTCCAATCTCTTTCCCTCAAAGAATATTCCTATGACGACTTCGACAGTATTGGAACACTCATCGTTGACGAAGCTCATCACATTTGTGCCAAAGTTTTTAGTCAGAGTTTATTCAAAATGTGCCCCAAACATATTTACGGCCTTTCCGCGACACCTGAGAGGAAGGATGGCCTCACGAAGGTTCTACATTGGTTCATGGGTCCAACATTCTTCGCTGTTGAGAGAAAGAATCAAGAGCAAGTCGAGGTGTTCCCTGTGATTTATGACTCTCCAAACTATAAAAATCCCCCACCCTCTATGAGAAATGGTAAGATTTCAATGCCCAACATGATCACATATTTGGTCGAGGATCGAGCCAGGAACAAGATGTTGGTTGAGTTGGTGAAGAAGGCTTCAGCTGGGACTCGACAGCTACTCGTTCTTAGTGACAGGAGATTGCATTGTGAACTTCTTCACCAATGTTTTCCCAAAACATCTGGACTGTATATGGGTGGCATGAAAGAAGCGGATCTTCAAGAATCCTCGAAGAAGAAGATCATCTTTGCCACATTCAGTCAAGCCCACGAGGGTCTAGACATTCCCACGTTGGACACTGTAATTTTGGCGTCCCCAAAGTCTGACATCACTCAAAGTATTGGACGCATCATGAGAGAGACGAAAGGAAAAAAGAACAACCCCCACATATATGACATCCACGACCCATGGTCAATCTTTTCAGCTATGTATTACAAACGAACAAAAGTATACAGAAACGGTGGATTCAAAATCCACGGAAAACACGTGGAGGAGAAAAAAGATAATTTCCCAAAAGGTAAGTGTATGATTAATTTACCATGAGGGAAAACCCCAAAGTAGATTACCATTTACGCCCTGATAGAATCAGAGACGGCTAACATGATCACGCCAACTATGAACGCTATGATGACGTAATTCAATTCTGTGTCTTCATCACCCATCTCCTTAACCGGAGCCTGGGGCTTGGCTTGTTCGACAACGACCTGTTGTCGAGGGGGAGGTTCCAATTCCTCCAGCGGACAATACGCTATCATTTATATATACTTCAGAGATTTATTTCAGTCTTCTTTTTTCGTCGAGTTCTCTTGGGTTTGGAGGGGTCGACGTTCACCTCCTTTACTTCACCCCCAGTGGACTCCCCTGAAATAGAGACGATGTCGGAGAACTCGTCATCCTCCTCCTCGATCGTTGGGGTGGGGTTCGCCCTCAAGTTTGTATTCATAGGGGGTGGAGGTGGCATCATGACACCACCCATCAAACTGGAAATGTCCAACCCCGGTCCCTTCATCTCATAGTTCCCCGTGCCCCCGATAGGTGGTTCAGGCATAGGTTCCCCGGGGTTCCTTGTCGTGTTCTGTACAGCCTGCATCATGTTCTTGACAAGGTCAGGGTTCTGCTTAATCACGTCGTTCATGTTCGGTATGGCAGTCTTGAACATACTGTTCGTCAAGTGGAACATCATCGCAGAACCACCAAGCATCATGATGAGCTTGACCTCGGGAGCGACGCTGACCTTGGATCTATACTTCACATATAGCTCCTCAAAGACGCCGTCGTAGTCGTCTACGTTCTCCATTACTGATTCTGACCAACCCTCCAATTGAACCTCGAAGGGGTTGTAACGTTTGTTCAAAAACTCGAGACCAGTCACACAGGCCACCAGCATACGCCTGGAGAACCGGATCGACTGCTCAACGTCTATGCTGTAAGTGATTCTCTTCACCTCAGCGCGAAGTTCCTCAATGTTGGAATACGCGGTGAGACGCTTGTTCACAGCGAAACCCTTCTTCTCTAGGCGAGCCAGTTTGTTGAGAAGATCAGACTTCTCCTCGTCGATAGAAGTGTACCCACTAGAAGGTTTCTCCTCCTGTATTCCTGGAGAGCCCATGTCGTCGTCATCGAAGGCTACGTCATCCTCACCATAATCAATCTCTTCAGTCTGAGTGGGTTGCGCCGGGGCGGACTGTTTGTTGGGGTTCACGAAAGCATCCATAGCTTCCTGATGTTGCACAGGGGGGTGCGACCCAAAAGCACTTTTTTGAGGACGTGGAACACGTCTGGGTTGTGGCACAGATATTTCAATCTCATCCATGAGCGCCTGCTCATCAGCATCCAATTTCATAACAGTAGTATGTCCTCTATCAAGAATGATATCTTCGTCCATCTACTCTCTATGAAGAAACTAAAAAAAATATCTTTAACGCACTTTAAAAAAATATAATCATATAGTAAATGTTCAGTCTCAATAAGACCAACCGCAACGCCTTGATGTACATTGTGGTCCTCATGTCGCTCATCAGTGTTCTGACCATCATTCAGGGTAGGTCGAGCAACTACCAGCCCAGGCCAATCACCATTAACGCCATCAGTAAGAAGTCCATCTTCGATCTCGAGCACCGCGAGGATTGCGTTCCTGGATCACCCAACGGTAGCCCTTACACAAAGTCTCTCACACCTGGTGGGGTCTGTGGTGTTCAGGGTCTCGTAGGTGATCACGCCGGTTACTCCATCTCCGGGGGAATCGGTGGATCTTTAATCTAAGCATATATAAATGGTTCTTCCCATCCCAGATCTTAATTACGAGTATCACACGATAACTATTGATTCTACCGGGCAGAGCAGTGCCAATAGTTTTACATGCTATCTCGAAAACCCCCTGAAAAATGTTGTTCAGGCTAAACTCGTGGCTTCTCACATTCACACGAAGGCTTCTAACCAGCATATTTACATTTCCATCAAAGAGCTGGACAGCAACTTCAACGACAGGGCGGTTGGAACCTTGAACGGTGCTGGCACAATTGGTAACGTGAAGGGTGCTTTTGCGAGCCTCATTTCTGATGTCACCACTGTAGGCACCGGAAACCACATCAACAATTTTAAGGATGAATACGATGTGAGCACACAATATATCACCCCCATTCGTCAGATTGGTCGCTTCACCGTAAATATCTATAACCAAGCCGGTGATCTGATTACACCCAATACCACGGGTACCCCCAACTTTCTCGTCCTGAAATTCACGTGTATGAAACCCAATTTGTAATTTTTCTCATTTAAAAGTAACAAACGATGTCTGCTGGCATAACTCAACTTATCGCCGTCGGTGCTCAGGATAAATATATCATTGGTAAACCGGAGATATCGTTTTTTAGTTCCACTTTCAAGAGACATTCTAATTTTTCACAGTCCATTGAAAAACAAACGATTTATGGAGCAGTGAAAAATAATTCCATGTCAAGTGTTCAATTTGAACGTTCTGGTGATCTTCTAGGTTATGTTTATCTGACCCTAGATGATACAACAAAGGCCCTCGACAGTCAGCGATGGGACCGGATCATCGACAAAGTCGAGCTTCTCATCGGCGGATCTGTGATAGATACACAAGACTCTGTGTTCACTGAAAAGATCGCTATCGATACCTTCGCCCAAAACGTCTCCAAATCTGCGAATGGCACTCACCCAGGTGTGAGCGCTCGTTCATACTTCTACCCTCTACGCTTCTTCTTCTGTGAAGGACCTCAGTGTGCCCTTCCCTTAGTGGCTCTGAATTATCACAACGTCGAAGCTCGTATCTATTGGGGGAGTGAGGCTTCCAACTACAACATCGAGATGTTCGCCAACTATTACTATCTCGATAACGAAGAGAGAGGTAACATCGCTTCTAGGAGACATGACCTCCTCATCACACAGGTTCAAAAGAATATACCGTCCAACCACACAACACAGGAATTGTACTTCAATCATCCAGTGAAATATATCGCCTCCTCTGACACGACGACCGACGGAGCCCTAACATCTCCAACCAATAAGGTCAAAATAACAATCAATGGTCTCGACTTGTGCACACCTCGATGGGGTAAACCACATTTCATAGATGTCATGAACTACTATCACACAAATTTTGTCACTTCACCAGATTTCTTTTTATACTGCTTCTGCCTATCGACGAGTTCCTTACAACCAACGGGAACCCTCAATTTCAGTCGCTTGGAATCTGTGAAAATTGTCAGTGAAAGTATGCCCATAAATCACCCCATTTACGCGGTCAACTATAACATTCTACGTATCGAAAATGGAATGGCGGGACTCCTTTACGCGAATTAAAATAGCAGACTATATTAAATGGTTAAGAATTTGCCGACGGTGGAGAGATCCACCAAAATCCGTTTTGGTAAATACGCATTAGATGATCAGGCAGAAAATACCATCGTTTTCAACGCCAGTAATACTGAAATGCAAGTTACCAATCCTGGAGCCGTGTATCTCTCACCCATCCGATTCAGGGAGGATTTTTCCGATCCTCAAATTGTGCTTCTCATGTATGATAAAACAACGGGTGAAATAACCGAGTCGGGTTCTTCCGCATCAACTGCAACTGAGCCCCCACTCAGACTCGTGACCGGTTTCGGTAATACAACCCCACATACCATTGAATTTAATAATCCCACGACGTCGTTCAAAGCCGCTTCCAATGTTCAAATCCAATCACTCTCAGAAAATAGTGTTCCCATAGTTGGAGCCAGCAATGTTCTCATCGATTCACCCATAACCAAGAGTGGGGACAAGATGGTCATCACATCTAATCTCGAAGTTCTAGGTAATGTGCAATTCTCGAATGGCACCATCACAGAAATAAAGAACACAGACCTTGTTGTCGAAGACCGCATCATCGGCATCGCAAATGGTAACACACAAAGTGCTTTAGACATTGGTATCGTGATGAACTATCCAGATAAGAACGTCGCCATTATCCATCACGGAGATGAAACACCCAAACGTTTGTCTGTGGGGTATACACAAAATACTCACACAGATTCCTCGATAGCACCAGATTCTAATAACATCACCGTAGATATACTGGGTGACTTGAAAGTTCAAAACGATCTCAATGTGAACGGTAGGATAGATGTCGCTAATCTATCAATCACACAATCTCTGGACGTGGACACAAACACTCTCAAAGTGGACAGTGTGAATAACCGTGTCGGAATAGGGATCACCTCACCCACTGTCGCGCTTGACGTATCCGGTGACGCCAACGTCGCGGCACTTACGGCCACGACTGGCACGTTTTCAAGTGATGTTTCTGGGGTGGCTGGAACCTTTACTGGTGCGGTATCTGGCACCACCGGGACGTTTACTGGTGCGGTCTCCGGTGCTAGCATAACAGATGGAACGGCAACACTTTCTGGTGGGACGTGGTCGGGCTCCGCGGCTACCCTCACTACTGCGAGACTGATTGGTGGCGTCGCCTTTGACGGCTCGACCGACATTAATCTACCCGGTGTTGATATAGGTGGTAACCAAAACACAACTGGCTCCGCGGCTACCCTCACCACCGCTCGATTGATTGGTGGTGTCGCCTTTGACGGTTCGGCCGACATCAACCTCCCTGGTGTTGATATAGGTGGTAACCAAAACACAACTGGCTCCGCAGCTACCCTAACTACCGCGA